TTGTAGGACGCAAGGATAGGACCAGCGCAAACAGGTCAGTTGTTCAATTCCTGCTTTATACGGTGATGAAAGATACTACATGGGGCGAATGGCATAAATCAGACGGCGTATTCCAATATAATAATGGCTCACAAGCCTGGGTTGTAGGCTTGAATGACGAAGCCCAGCGCGAGGGATTGCGTTCAATCGGCAAGGATGGCTCTGTTGATATATGCTGGATGGAAGAGGCAAACAAATTATCAAGCGAAGATCACAGCGAAATTGTAGCGCGGATGCGCGGTAATGCTGGAGGATGGCGGCAGATAATTTACAGCACAAACCCAGACGGCCCAGAACACTGGATAAAGAAGCAACTGATTGACGGACGCGGCGCGACTGTGTTTTACAGCCGTCCAGAGGATAATCCGAACAACCCGCAGGATTATCTTGACAACCTTCAAAACTTGGTAGGCGTGGCGCATGATAGGCTATGGCTAGGATTATGGGTACAGGCAGAGGGCGCGATATATCCTGAATTTGACAGCAACATTCATTTAGTGGATATGGTGACTCCGCCTGTTTCTGGCCGCTATGTAATGAGTGTAGACTTTGGATATACCAACCCTTTCAGCGCATCGCTCTGGTATATAGACCATGATGGCGTTATTCACCATTACAAGCAGATTTACCATACAAAGCGGACGGTGGAAGATCACTGCAAGAATATTGCCAAGATGGTAGCAGGATTGCAGATTGAGGCGTGGATCACTGACCACGACGCAGAGGATAGGGCAACGCTTGAAAAGCACTTAGGCGTAAAGACATTGGCAGCATATAAAAGCGTTACGCCAGGTATTGAGGCTGTAAAAAAACGGCTAAAGGATAAGCGAATAAAGTATAATAGGGGTGCATTGCAGGAATTGGATTTAGAACTCGAAAAGATGAAACGCCCAACTTGTCTGACCGATGAAATTGGCGGGTACAGGTGGAGCGATAAGAAACAGGATACACCCGTAAAAGAAAATGACCACGCTTTAGATGAAATGCGTTATCTAGTGGCGTATGTGGACAAGATAGGTCAACGAATACAACAGACCGCCCGCTCGTGGAGTGGATAGGAGACATTATGAATGATTTGGAAAGGGCATTCGAGGCAATTAGAAACAAGCGCACTCAATTAGATATACTATTCAGTTACGTCAATGGCCCGCAACCATTGAAGTACAGCACCCAGCGGCTCGCAGAGGCGTTTGAGAATATCAACACTCACTTCGACCTGAACTGGATGAGCGTCGTGGTTGACAGTACACTGGACCGTATCCAGTTGACGGGCTTTGACACGCAGGAAGATGCGTCAAACGAGAAGCTGGCTATATTGTTTGATAGGCTGCACCTCGACATTGAGGCAGACAAGGCGCACTTCGCGTCCCTGTCCACAAGCCAGGGTTATATTATCGTCTGGAAGAACGCGGAAACTGTTGAGGCGTATTACAACGATCCGCGCCTGTGCGCCGTGTTCTATGATCCAGCCAATCCGAACAAAAAGACATACGCTGCAAAATGGTTCAACCGTGCCGATGGGACGCAGGAAATCACCCTATACTATACGGACAGGTTGGAGCATTGGGTAAGCACGAAGGTGCAGACGGGAACAAGCGTTGACAAGTCGTCTGCGTTTGTGCTGGAAGTAACGGAAACGAACCCATACGGCGTTATACCCGTATTTGAATTAAAGTCGGCGGGCGAGATATTCAAGGTAACGTCATTGCAGGATGCGGAAAATAAACTATTCAGCGACATGATGATAGCGGCTGAGTTTGGCGCGTATGTCCAGCGGTACGTTATCAGCAACAGCGACCCAGGCAGTTTGAAGAACGCGCCAACTGAAATTTGGTGGATACCGAGCGGGGACGGCGCGGGGCAGCAGTCCAGTGTCGGGCAGTTCAATCCGACGCAGCTAAACAATTACTTGGATGCTATGGATAAAATTGCTAACGCCATTGCCATTATCACGCGCACACCGAAGCACTATTTCATGACGACTGGAGCGAGCATTAGCGGCGAAGCGTTGCTGGCGATGGAAAGTCCGCTAATCAAGAAGTGTCAAAAGAGACAGCGTGAGTTCGGCGCCCAGTGGCAGGACATCGCTCAATTCATGCTACAACTGGATGGCGTGAAAGTGGAGGCGTCTGATATTTGGGTATTGTGGGAACGGTCTGAAAGCATCCAACCCAAGACAGAGGCCGAGACGCGGCAACTAGCAGTCAATACAGGTATCCCACTTGTGACTGTCCTACGCCGTGAGGGATGGGGTGAGGATGAAATTGCCGCCATGCAGGATGACCAGAAGTTGATGGATAAGGCAAAGCAGACGGTAGCGCAGGCCGTGTTGAATGACCTGCGGATTAGACAGCAACAGGAAAATCCACAGGATAACCAACTGGAGCAAGATAATGAACAGCAATAAACTTACAAAGACAGGCAGCGACATTACCAAGATCGGCAACCAGATCACAGGTTGCGTGTTCTCGGCGGCGTTTGTGTTCTTTATATTCGCGTGTGCGGCGATTCTAATCACGAGCAGGTAAATGCCGACAGTCAATGAATCAGAATCGGTAAGAGTAGCGCGGGCGTTTCGTCTTGGGATGAATGCTCAGGATGAAGCGGTAATGACTGAGCTTGGTACTCGCTGGCTCGGCGTTGAGCGTGCGCTGGATGCTAACATCGCGGCGCTTGCGAATGAGATGGTTCTAAAAGGACAGACAGGCGAAGTCACCGAGGCGATGGTAAGGCGTGCAGAACGCTACCAGATATTACAGGCGCAACTCAAAGCAGAGACAGCCAAATATAACAATGACGCCAACAAGATAATATCAGCGGGGCAGGAGAACGCCTTGAAACTCGGCATTGATTCAGCGCAAGGTACAATATACGCCTCGTATCCCTCACCGCTGTCTGCTTCGTTTAATAAAATCAATGTCAAGGCAGTGCAGGCCATGATTGGCAAGGCGAGCGATGGAAGCCCGCTGTCAACGTTGCTAAAGAATGACTTTGGCGAGGCGGCTGATGGATTGCTGCAAGCACTGGTGAACGGGGTGGCGCAGGGCAAGGGCGCGGATGCGGTGGCGCGGTCTATGGCGGAAGGGATGGGGATGGGACTGGATAGAAGTTTATTAATCGCGAGGACTGAGTTAAACGGAAGTTACAGGTCTGCCGCAACTGAACAATATAGGGAATCGGGTGTAGTGTCTGGTTTTCGTAGATTAGTATCGCGTGATGAGGCGTGTCTTGGATGTTTAATTTTAGATGGGGAATTTCTAGAAAGTGAAGATGAGCTTGACGACCACCCAAACGGGCGCTGCGTAGCCGTCCCAATACTTGTAGGTGAAGCTGCACCTGAATGGCAACTTGGAAAAGACTGGTTGTCTAATCAAAGCGAAGATAAACAAATAGAAGTTTTAGGACAAACGAGATGGGACATGTGGAAAGGTGGAACGCCGCTTGAGTCATTTGCTGGTAAATCTCATTCTGATGAGTGGGGCGATGCGCCGAGGATTGTTCCTATAAAGGATTTGTCTGAATGAAGCGCATCCTCGAATCAGAACTCGCCCTCATTCGCTGGCTGATCCTGCACGGGTGGATTAGTGGCACAGCGGCGATACCCACCATCCTGCGGATTAGGCAGGCGATAGAAAGGATTGAACATGAGCAAGCAAACGGCTGACATTATCTGCCGCGCATTGTTGGCGATTGTTGCGGCGTTGCGTAAGGAATACGGCTTGCCTGAGTATCACGATATTGTTATATCTATTGCTGATAATGTTAGTGGTATAATAACTCAAACTAAATAAGCACCAAGCCCCGTCACATTGACCGCGCTTGTCACCTGTAAAAATACAGGTGATGAGTGCGGATTTTTTATATCTGCGAGACGCAGAAAGGAAACTACCGAGATGGCAGAAACCCCAGCAGTACCCGCCGCGCAAGTACCAGCGGCAGCCCCAGAGACAGCGGACGCGATGCCCGCAAGTTTTGAGGAGTATTTGGAAACACAGCCCGAACCTATCAAGGCGTTATACAACGCCCATTCCGAAGCCTTATTGAACACGGTCCGCGCCACACGATCCGAGAGGGATGATATGGCGAAGAAGATCAAGGACTTGACGAAAGGCATGGCGGAAGGTAGTGAGGCGAAAGTACAACTTGAGGCAATGAGCGCACAACTTGAAAAGACAGAGAAGCGCGCCGCATTCCTTGAGGACGCGATGAAGCCTGAGTTGCAATGTCGCAATGCCAAAGCCGCGTGGCTATTGGCGGAGGCTGGGAACTTGTTTGACAGGAAGGGACTTCCTGACTGGCAAGCCATTCGAGCCGAAGCACCTGAGTTATTCGGTGCGCCCGTTGCAAACGCAAACGCAGGAAATGGGACAGGAACACCACCCGCCCCGCAAAAGAACATGAACGACTATATCCGCCGCGCAAGTGGCAGGACAACTTAAAACATAGGAGTAAACAATGCCTTTCAATTCAGTAATTTCACGAACTGATGCAGCCGCCCTCATTCCTGAGGAAGTCTCGGCTGAAATTCTCAGCAACCTGCCCACGATGAACCCCGTCATGCAGCTTGCCCGCAAACTTCCGAACATGAGCCGCGCCCAGCGCCGCCTTCCTATTCTGGGAACTTTTGCAACCGCTTATTTTGTGAGCGGCGATACTGGCCTCAAGCAGACTTCCGATGTTGCTTGGGAAAACAAATACATTGACGCCGAAGAACTGGCCGTGATCGTACCGATCAGCGAAGCCGTCCTCGATGACAGTGAGTTCGACATTTGGTCACAGGTCCGCCCTGAAATTGAACGCGCTCTCAGCCGTGCAATCACTGGCGCAGTCTTTTACGGAACGAACATTCCTACAAGCTGGACAACCAACCTCGGCGCTGCTGGCTTAGTCGCTGGCTCGACTGCCGCAAGCCACACCATCTCTGCCGCCGCTTATAGCGACTTGTATGAAGCGATCTTGGGCGAGACTGCCGCAGGAACAGATGGTTTATTCATGCTTCCCGAAGCTGATGGATTTATGGTGACTGGCTCGATTGCTCACATGAGCATGAAAGGCAAGTTGCGCAACGTCCGTGACAGCGAAGGTATGCCGATCTTCAAGACCAACATGCAGGACGCGAGCCGCTACGAACTCGATGGCACGCCCCTGTTCTTCCCCTCTGACGGCAGCGTGACCGCCGCTTCATCCCTGATGATTTCAGGGCAATGGGACCAACTGGTTTATGCAATGCGCCAGGACATCACCTATAAGGTGCTTGACCAGGCCGTTATCCAAGACCAGGCTGGAAACATCGTCTACAACCTTGCACAGCAAGATATGGTTGCTCTGCGTGCCGTGATCCGCTTGGGCTTTGCACTTCCCAATCCTCCAACCCGCATGAACGAAACGGACGCGACCCGCTTCCCGTTTGCAGTGCTGACCGCATAAGGAGAAATATACAATGTCTCTCTATCCTAGAAATTTAAATGAATATGTAGCCTCAATGGGCATACCTCGCGGGCCTAAGTCAAAGGCGTTTATTTACGATCCTGTCAACGGTAGCGATAGCAACCCTGGCACGACTTGGCAAGCTCCGCTGAAATCTCTGGAAGCTGCGGAAGCACTTTGCACAGCAAATCAGCATGATTGTGTTCTGGCTCTGGCTGGCGCAACCGCCAACAACCCCACCGCCACCATTGCGTGGGATAAAAGCTATACCCACCTAATTGGTGTCGGTTCTTTGCAGTACGGCGTAGGACAACGCTCCCGTGTTGTGGCAACCGCCGCAGTTGGCGCGTCACCCGTTATTACCTTTAGCGGTAATGGCTGTATTGTCAAAAACATGCAGTTCAACAATGAGAAAGCAACTGGCGCGGCTTCTGGCGTGGTTCTTGTAACAGGTGAGCGAAACTTCTTTGAAAAAGTTTTCTTCATGTGTCCTACCGCCACAGACGCCGCTTCCTACTCGCTGAAAATCTCAGACGGCGGCGAAAACGTGTTCAAGGATTGCACCATTGGTCAGCATACTTTGGTTCGTGGCGCGGCTTCTCATGGTCTTTGGATGATAAAAGGTGCGGGCGAAGCAAATCCGACCCGCAACAAGTTCATTCATTGCGAGTTCCTATCATGGTCATCTGTGACAACTCACGCCCTTGTGACCATTGCTACGGATATTGACGTTGAAGCGTTTACGATCCAGTTTGAGGATTGTCTTTTTTCGAATGTCGTCAGCGGAGCTGGAACTTTAGCTCATGCCATTGTTGACGGTGCAACCGAAACACATCACCAGATTTTATTTAGGGGAAACAATCTGGTTGCTGGTTGTAGTACTGGAATTATCAAC